CACCACCTGGTACAAGCATGATGATATTCAGGAGGAGGTAGTGCCTGATATGATTGAAGAGCCTGTGATCGAAAACAAGCCGATCAAAAGAAGAAGAAAAACCAAATAAAATACACATGGACAACAAACCAAAAGTAAGACTCGGAAACGGGAAAAAGAGAAGTGCCTCCTGGCTAACAGCAGCAATCTGCATAAGTGATGCAGAAGCCCATGCATACACCTACAACGGCAAGAAGTATGTGAATGTAAACGTAAATATCTACGATGCTCCAAATGAGTACGGCAAAGATGTAGCAATCACATTGAATGAATACAAGAAGGATGAGGCTATCCCAAAGGCAAACGCTTTTACTCCTGGACCTGTCGGGGATTTACCTTTTTAATTATGGCAAAGTTCAGGTTAATAGTACAGGAAGGTGAGTATGAAGCAGACTCCTTTTCTACCTTGATCCTTGAAGTTCTGAAGCACCGCTTTTGGCATCTAAGAACTCATGGCAAATGGATGGACTAAAAAATACAAATCAATTTTAAACCAATAAACAAAAAAAAAGATGGCATCATTTGAATTACACTTCAACAGCCCTGAGAAGCAGGTCACTATTTCCCTTCAAGATCCAAATGGAATCTTTCAACTTGCAGATCTATTTAAGAAACTACTTGATGAGGCAGGGATCGAAAACACCTTGACTGAGAAGTTAGCAGAACCTGTGGCAGCGGTAGAGGCTACAGAAGAAAATTAAAAAAAAATCTTTTGCCTGTTGTTTTTGTTATTTATTCCTTAGATATTTACAGAAACAAAACAAACAAACCCATGCAAAACACATCATTCGCTTACCTAGAAGCAAAAGGAAAATCAAAAGTTTGGATGGCATACGCAAATCACTGCGCAGGCGAAGAAATAATGGAGGAGGGATTTAATCCCTACAGCGGATACGTTTACCTAGCATTGGAAAACGGGATTCAGATTGCAAGTATGTTAGGTCAGGATGTCGAATTTATTGGCTTTGATAGGCATACTGATGAAGAAGTTTTCTTCGATTCCTATGACGAGTTGATTGAACATCTCAATCAGGATTGGGAAGAGGAGGTAGAGAATTAACTAAATTAGGAGGGACAAATCCCTCCTTTTTATTTTAAAAAAAATGAAAACACAAAAGGTAAAAATATCAGAAATAAAAATGAATCCTAATAATCCAAGGGTAATTAAGGATGAAAAATTCGGTAAATTGGTTCGATCTATTCAGGAGTTCCCAAAGATGCTTGAGATCAGGCCGATTGTGGTAAACTTAGACATGATAGTTCTAGGTGGCAACATGAGACTTAAAGCCTGTAAAGAAGCAGGGCTTAAAGAAGTTCCTATCATTATGGCTGACAGCCTTACCGAAGATGAGCAAAAGCAATTCATTATCAAAGACAATGTAGGCTTTGGTGAATGGGATTGGGAAATGTTAGCAAATGAATGGGAAGAGCATCTACTCGAAGAATGGGGTTTATCACTTCCTATTGTTTATGATGGAAAAGATATTAATCTAGATGACTTCTTTGAAGAAGATAACAGCCAAAAAGAACAAAAAAATAAAATTATACTTGAATACACTGATGAAGAATACGAACTTGTGATACAAGCATTTTCAAATCATATAGGATCTAAAGAACAGATTGTTTTTAAATTGCTTAATTTATGATAGTTTATTTGGCGGGATTTAAAACTATAGAGAAAGATTGGCAAAAACCTACTCAAGATATTTATTTACTATCTTCTTTTTGGGAACATAAGAATGGCAAGTATGGTAACTATGTTACTCAAGATCGACATATTTTAGATAGTGGTGCATTTACATTTTTAAATAATAAAAAAGGAAAAAGTATTAATTGGGAGCAATATGTTATTAGTTATGGTAATTTTATAAAGCAAAATAATATAAAACTTTTTTTTGAATTAGATATAGATCCAATTGTTGGTATTAAAGAAGTAGAAAGACTTAGGGATATTTTAGAAAATACTGCAGGTAGAAAATGTATACCTGTGTGGCATAAAAGTAGAGGTTTAAACTATTGGAAGAAAATGTGTGATGAATATGAATATATAGCAATAGGGGGTATAGTTACAAGAGAAATAAAAAAAAGTGAATATGATATATTTTTACCTTTATTAAAAATAGCAAGAGAATATAAAACTAAAGTTCATGGCTTAGGATTTACTAATCTTAATGGATTAAAAAAATATAAGTTTTATTCAGTAGATAGCACAAACTGGTTATCTGCTAGATTTGGAAGTACAGGGCTTTATTATTTTACAGGTGATAATCTAAAGAATATTAATAAGCCAGCCAATACAAAAAAAATTGATTTACAGGCTATGAATATGTTTAATTTTATCGAATGGATAAAATTTTCAAAATACGCAGAACAAAATTTATAAAAAAATATGAAAGCAGTTATTCTATTAAGTGGAGGTCAAGACTCAACCACTTGCCTTTATTGGGCAAAAGAAAAATTTAAAGAAGTTTTTGCTATTGGCTTTGACTATGGACAGATGCATGTTCAAGAATTAAACCAAGCAAAAAAAATAACTCAAGATGCAGGAGTACCATATAAGATTTTTGATGTAAAAAATTTACTTGCAAAAAGCAGTTTGATAGATAAAACTAATCACAATAAAAAAAGTGAAATAAACCCTGATCTTCCTGCTTCTTTTACTTCGGGTAGAAATATCTTGTTTCTAACAATTGCAGGATCTTACGCTGCTGAGATAGGGGCAAAAGATATTGTAACAGGGGTTTGTCAAACAGATTATTCAGGATATCCAGATTGTAGAAGAAATACAATAGATGCAATGCAATTAACATTGAGTCTAGGTCTAGGAATAGATGATGTAAGAGTTCACACTCCTTTAATGTATTTAAATAAAGCAGAGACCTGGAAGATGGCAAAAGACTTAGGATGTCTTGAAGTTGTAATTCAGGATACTTTAACTGATTACAATGGAGATATGACACTAAATGAATGGGGAAGAGGAGTAAATAACAATCCTGCAACTGAACTAAGAGTAAAAGGATTTTACGAGGCAAGACAAAAAGGATGGATATGATCATACAAAAGAATTATCACTTTTATGCAGCACATAGAAATCCTGCTGGAGGTGAAAAATGTGGAAGGATTCACGGCCATACTTATGACGTGATTTGTTATTTTAATTTTAATTCAATGAATGAAGGTGGTATCACTTGCTTGTTTTCAGATCTAGATAAAATGGTTGAGCCAATTATCAAAGAGCATTGTCATTGGTTTCTTCTTTATGAGAAAGATCCTTTGTGTGAGGTACTAGATCTAGCAAATGAGCCCTATTTGAAACTCCCTTTTGTAACCTCTGCAGAAAATATGGCTATTTGGTTATTAACTAGAATTAAAAATGAAACAAGCCTTCCTATTTACAAAATTGAATTAAGAGAAACAAAATCATCAAACGTAATTTATGAAATTGAAAATCGCTGAAATATTTTATTCGCTACAGGGTGAAGGTGCTAGAATCGGAACTCCTACTGTCTTTATTAGAACCACAGGATGCAAGGCAAAGAATGCTTGTTACTCATTAGGTATTAAATGTGATACTGAGTTTGAAAGCGGAAAAGAAATGTCAATTGAAGATATTTTAAAGTGGTTAAAAATAAATGCTCCTCAATGCAAAGAAATTACCTGGACAGGAGGTGAGCCATTGGATCAACTTACAAATGAGATAACTTTATATTTCAAGAATGAAGGTTATTTTCAGGCTATTGAAACAAGTGGACTTCATCCTTGTGTAGACCACATTGATTTTATTTGTGTATCTCCAAAGGTAGCAGAGCATGTAGTGAAAAAGAACTTTCCAAATGGAGTATCAGAATTAAGATATGTAAGACACAAAGGTCAGGAAGTACCCAACCCTAGCGTAACTGCTCAACACTATTGGCTAAGTCCGCACTCAGATGGATTTACTATTAACTCAGAGAATTTAATCCATTGTATTGATTTATGTATCAATAATGGAAAATGGAAACTATCACTACAGAATCATAAAATATGGAACGTTTTATAACTTGGGCAGAAGTAAAAGAAAGGGTCAGTAAATTAGATAAGAATTTAAAATACTTCGGAGTTCCAAGAGGAGGTCAACCAATTGCCGCAATGCTTAACCCTGTAGATACTCCTGAAGAGGCTGATGTAATTATCGATGACCTTATTGACAGCGGATCTACAAGGGTTAAATACCTAGCATACAACAAACCATTTATCGGGCTGTTTGATAAGCAAACAGAAGAAGAGTTTAAAGATAAGTGGCTTGTATTTCCTTGGGAGAAAAAAGATGAAAATGTAGAAGATAACTTTGTGCGGATTCTTCAATACTTAGGAGAAGATCCAAACAGAGAAGGATTAAAAGAAACTCCTAAGAGGTATATAAAATTTTTAAAAGAATTCTTAGAGCCAAAGGAATTTAACTTTACAACCTTTGATGCTGAAGGGACAGATGAAATGATCATTCAAACTAACATTCCTTTTTATTCGTTATGTGAGCATCATGTAGCCCCTTTCTTTGGCACAGCAAATGTAGCCTATATTCCAAATGGAAAAATAGTAGGACTTTCAAAGTTAGCAAGGACTGTAGACCTTTACGCAAATAGGTTTCAAAATCAAGAAAGGATCACTACCCAAATTGCTAATAAGATTCACGAGGAACTTAATCCAAAAGGTGTCGCTGTAACCTTGAAGGCTCAACACCTTTGCATGTGCATGAGAGGGGTAAAGAAGCACGATACATGGACACAGACTAGCAAAATGATTGGAGTTTTTAAAACGGATCAAAAGGCTAGAAATGAATTTTTGAATTTGATAAAATAAACAAAAGTCAACATTATGAAAAAGCCTGATAGATCTGTAATTGAAAAAGCAATTATAAAAGCATTTGGCAACCTTTCCTTGGCTTCAAAAGCACTAGGTGTAGATAGGGTAACCCTTTACAAATGGATTGAACAGGAGGCCTTAGAACAGGCTGTAGTAGAAGGTAGGAATACAAGGCTTGATTTTGTTGAAAGTAAACTAGATCAGAAGATTGATAGCGGTGATACCACTGCTATTATCTTTTTTTTGAAAACTCAAGGAAAGTCTAGGGGGTATATTGAAAGGCAGGAAGTCACAGGCCTGAACGGACAAAAATTATTTGAAGTAACCATAGTAGATGGTGATAGCGAAACTGAAAACAAATAAAGTATTTCGCCACCTTGAGGAAAGCAAAACTAAAATAGTAGTTCAGCAAGGTGGCACTCGATCAGGAAAGACCTACAATATTTTATTGTGGGTCATTTTTTCATTTTGCCAAAAGAATCAAGGGAAGATCATAACGATCTGTAGAAAGTCATTCCCCGCCTTGAGGGGTACGGTATTGCGAGACTTCTTTCAAATCCTCAAGGACTTTGATCTTTACTACGAGGATCAACACAGCAAGACAGCAAATGAATACAGGCTTAATGGCAATGTGATTGAGTTCATATCCCTTGACATGCCTCAAAAGATCAGGGGCAGAAAGCGAGATCTCCTTTTTGCAAATGAGGCAAACGAGTTGACCTTTGAAGATTGGCAGCAGTTGCTTTTCCGTACAAATGAGAAAGTGATCCTTGACTACAACCCATCTGAAGAATTTCATTGGATTTATGATCAGGTGCTGAATAGATCGGATGTAGAATTCTATCAAACCACCTACAAGGATAACCCCTTCCTA